TTCGCATTCCTCCTTGTCGTCCCACCAGTGCTTGACGATGCCGTTGGCGAGCAACAGCGAGTCGTGGGTTGCGTCCCACATGTTCCGGTAGCCCGGATTGTCCTTCATGAAAACGTAGTTGATATAATCCGTGGCCTGCTTGGCGAAATCTTCGTCACCCGGCTTCGACGGCTCATAAATCGCCATGTTATCGGATGCGGTGAACACCCGGATAATTCCAGGCAGCATCCAGCCGATTGTGTCGGCAACGTCCTTCGAGACAACAGACGATCGGCCCGGCATGGACGGCGTATCGCTCATCACGCCGCGATAGTATTCGAGCGCAAGCGAGCGCTTTTGCGAAAGCTCCGTGTCGTCGTAGGTGAGCGCCGAACTGATTTCTTGCGACAGCAGGGACTTCAGGCCCTCGTCGTCCAGTTTGTCAGTCATACGATCCAGTCGTCTTCTGGTTCTTCAGCGTTTGCATGCGTTCGCGTCAGCCCATCCAATGTCATTGCGAGATAGCGGAACGCGTCAGCCGCGTGGCTCGACCAGTCGTGGACCGGCCGCGGCTTCAACGCCTGCAACTTGTCGTCAAATTCGGCGCGATACAGCTTCAGCGCCTCAATGCCTCGTGCGCACTTGCGCTCATCAAACCAGCAGCGCGGAATGATCGTGCGCGCCGCGTTGATGCCGTCCTCAACCCGGTGCATCGCCGCGATCTGCAGGTTCTTCAGCCCAAGGCTTTCCAGAACCTCCAGGCGGCTCTTGCCCGTTCCCAGCTCTTTGGCCTGGGCGTCGTGTGGTACAATGTGGCCCGCGTAAAGGAAGGGCTTGTTGATGATTTCTCTGACGTAGTGTCCGAGATCGACGCCCGTCGCCTCGTAATAATCAATAAGCCGGATTTCTCTTCCAACGACTTGCGCGAACCAAATTGCTGTCGCATCGCGGATGCCCAGGTCCCATGCGGTGTAGACCGGCACGGTTGGCTCATAAGGAACCGAGCTAATGCGCCTTGGATTGTCGTTCTCCGCTTGCGTCATCAGCCGGCCGTAGTATGCGCCGACAATCGCCGCATCGAACGAGCATTCAAATTCCTGCTCGTATTGCTCCTGAGACAGACCAGAACGCAGGCTTTGCAGCTCTTGCGGGTTGATGATCCCCGTTTCGCTGGCCTTCAGCGTCAGCCGGAAAAAGTCTTCCGCCTTCGACCCATCCTCGTTCAGGTCAATCTTGTAGAACCAGTCGCGGCCGGCCGGTGTGCCGATGAACGTTGCCCAGCCCTTGTAGTCCGATAGCGTCGGGCGGATGACCTCGGGCCACGCCCTCGGGTCCATCTGCGCCGGTTCGTCGATCGTCACGCCATCGTGGTACAGACCACGCATGCGGTCGTAGTTGTCGGCGCCGTAGAGCCTGATCCGCGCCCCGTTGGGGTATTCCACCCACAGTTCGGATTCGCTCGTCTTGATGCCCGGCAAGGGCGCTGAATAGTGCTTCAGGTAGCCCCAGGCGATGTCCTTGGCCTGAGTGTAGGTCGGCGCAACGTAGGCGTACCTTGGCGGCGGATACTGCCTGTTGTTGGTTAGTGCCGCCTTGATCTTGTCGTTGATGCAGCCAACCGTTTTGCCAAAGCGTCGGTGGGCAACGATCTTCGCGAAGCGTTCGGTTCGGTCGTGGTAGGGGACGAACTGCGCACGGGGCGCATACGGGATTACGATTTCTTCCACGTTACCGTCAGTTGCACAGGCCCACCCTCGCCGTCCCCGTCAACGGGCTGTGCAGGCTTGCCCCAGCCGCGGTCGAGCAGGGCTTGAGCGGCCGAAACCTGCGCTGGCTCGGATTTGCCGTTCTGCGCAATCGCAGCCAAGGTCTGAATGGCAATCTCTGTGTAAGATCGCGCCAGGGAGCGAATATCTGTAAGATTTTTGGCCATTTAGCTGATGGGTCTACGCCGTCCCTGCCTCGATGTACGCTTCCAGCCATTCGCTGAGAATCATCTGCTCGATTGCCTCGGTTGAGGGGACTGGACCGTGTTCGATCTGTGAAACAATCACTTGCGTTGCCATTTCAACGCCGTGCCAGAACATGCACGCTGGCCAGGCGTTGTGGGGCTGGGTGTGGTGTTCACGCAGGGTCTTTGTCCGGCCCCCAGAACGGGGCGTTGAAAAATGCGGCGTCAAACGGATCAACGTCGCTGGGCATGTTGGATTCGACCGGGGCGCCAAGACAGCTTGCGGTGATCGGAAGTCCATTCCAGCGCGAGATGACAGGCTCGCTGGTGTCCAGCTTGGACCAGCGATGCTTGGCGATCAGGTTGTGCTGGTAGGGAAAAACTTCGCCCATGCGAACCTCGCAAAAGGGATCGGACAGCCCACAACCAAAAGCCTCTGCACACCCTGCAAGACAGGGGTTGGTCTAGGCGTTGCGGTGGCGGGCGGGGCTGCGAGCTGTCCGAACTGAAAACCACATCGCGGGCACAAGCCGCCCGCTGGGTGCGAACCGAGCTGATACGGTTATCGCTGTTCGTTCCTCATTTCGCATTCCAATAAATTATAAAAGTTTTCTACGGTTTTAGATCACGGATCATTCGCGCGGCACGCTTGAACGCCGCGGCATACGAGTGACTGACGCTCGCCATCTCCAGCCTCTTCGCGGCGTCTTCGAGCGCCTGCCGGCGGATTTCCTCGAGCTGAAGCTGCTCAACCGTCTTGCTGCACAACGCGGCCATCTCGCTCATGCCGCCCTCACGTTCTCGGCGCGCGTGAATACGAACTCCCGTCGCCCCGGCGGCAAGAACTTGATCCGCCCGCCGCGCACCCTGCCCCGCACGATCGTCAGCAGGTTCGCAAACTCGCCCTCCATGACCCGCACACGGGCGCCTGTCGGAATTTGCTCCTTGGCGGCAAAGTCCCACTCGCCCTGCAGGTAACGCTCCAGGAAGCCCGTAACGACGCTGGGCGGCACCTTGGCCGGCGCACCGTTGTCACCCGTCAACAGCGCCTCGACGCCGTGAACGTTGCGCACGCCCCAGAAATTCCCGTCCGGCACTTCCACGAACAGATAGCGCCCGAGGATCGGGTATTCCTTCGCCGTCTTGGTGCGCGCATGGGAAACCCACTTGCGCAGTTTTGGCCAGAACGCCCGATAGCCGAGCGCGGCCAACCCCGACTCTGCCCGCTTGTGGCAGTTCGGATTCGTGATTGCGATGTACCATGCCATGTGATGCTGCCCCGTCCGTGTGATGCTCAAAATGGAATTGGGTCGTCCAAGTCGTCCTTGCTGTCCGCGATCGCGTCGAGCGGATCGCTGACGCTACGCGCCACCTGCGTTACCTCCGCGCCCGGAAACGTCACCTTCGCCTTCGCCACGTCCGGGTAGGCCGACAGGAACCGCCCGATCTCTTCGAGCGAGTAGACCGCGACCTGCCGCCCCTCTGCCTGCACGGCCGCCGCGTCCTCGTCCGACCGCACGATGGCGGCAACCGTTCCGTCTTCCAACGCGACCTCCCACACGACCGGCGCCAGCCCGGACTTGCCCGCCGCAGTCGCCGCGGCATCCAGCGCCAGCCACGCCTTGACCATCCGGCCCGACTGGTAACGCACGGCTTCGAGGTCGCCGTGCCATAGCGCCTGGTTAAACAGGTAGCGTTGGCGGTCGAACTTCTCCCTCAGCTCGGGCGTCACCAGCAGGCGAAGCCGATCGGCGCCCCACTTGGTTTCCATCTGACAGGCGGTGTAGTCCGCCTCGTCCGCGTAGGCCCGGCCGGCGATGTAGCCGCCGTGGGTGCGCGACCACGCCACGGAAGGTCGGTCTTCGAGGGGTTTGATTTTTGCCGCCATGTTACGCCGCCCGATACACGCTACGGATACGCTCGCCGCTCCAAGCGGCGGAGCTATACGTAGTATAGGGTTTTACCTCCGTAGCTCCGCATAATGATTTCAATGACTTAGCTGGGTTACTTCCGCACCTCCGCAAGATACCTCCGCATAATGATTTCAATGACTTAGCTGGGTTACTTCCGCATACCTCCGCAAAGACTTTCATCCTATTTCCCCCACGACTTTGAGTCCGCGCTTCTTCGTATTCGTGCTGGCGATCTCTTCCGAAAGCACGGCCGGGCGAACCTCCAGCC